TCAAACTTGCCCATATATGCAAAGTTCTTTCCTAGATACATACATGGTCGGATTGATTAGATATACCCATAATAGCCAATATATAGCCCTTATGATAAGGAACATTAGAGGAACAAAGATATAAATAATAAAAAAAAGTAAAAATAATGTTTTATTTGCTTCAGGATATTAACAAATGTTGATATAAATAGTTATTAACAAAACGAAAGGGTAAATACAATGTCTAAGAAAAAATTTTTATTATGCGAATCTGAAGATGAAACAGTAGATGATTTTTATGTTTATACAGAAAATAGAAATATCACTATACAGATAACTTATTATGCTTATCCAGATATTTATTATGTTAATAAATATAATGACAATGGAGAAGAAATGATTTTATCAATACCTTGTAAATCACTAAAACAAGCAAAACTGAAAGCTATGAGTATATAATGGAAACTTTATTATATTATTTCTTACTACCAACTCTAGGGCTATCTACAATAGTCCTAGTGGTATTATATATTAAAATGTTTATTGATGAATTTGGGGAGTTATAAAATGAAATATGGAATATGGGAATTAGAAACTATGCAATTTTATGGTGGTTATGTTTTTGAGACAGAAGAAAAAGCAGAAGATAAGATTGAAGAATTAGGTTTAAATGATAATTATGAAGATTTTATAATTGAGATTATTCCAGATAGTTAATTAATCGTTATAGCGAAATCTCTTGGGCGGATTGATCCGTCTAAGAGTTCGTTATCATCTAACTCGGTCAGCATCACTTCACCCTCAATCTCAAAACCACTATAAATATTATTGACAGTTCCTTTGAGAGTTTTTTCAAAGTCTTTGGTATGAGGTAAGTGCGGTGCGAGATCAAGAAGTTCAAACACCCCAACAGAATAATCCATAGCTTTTATTGTATAAAGAACTTTAACAAATGTAAAAATATTGACTGGATTGTGTAAAGCAATCTTTATGTTCGTCATTTCTTCTTAAATATATCAGCACCCTTGAGGCCGTATATACTAGCGACGACGCCTACAAATAGCGTCTGGTACCAAAAAGGCAGATTGTTAAACTGCTCAAAGAACATATGTAGCTTTGCTTGTATTTCTGGATCGTCAGAAAATACAGACCATATTAATAAAATCACTGGGGAACTTACAAGGATCAAAACAAACTCGTCTTTCCAGCCTTTGTCATTTGATTGTCTTACTGCGGCTTGATATTCAACTTCACCATTTGCCATTTTCTGTGCGTGTAACATGGCGGCATCTGACTCTAACATTTTTCTTTTCTGTCTATTCGACATAATGTGTGAACCAGCACCAATCGCTAATTTTAATACATCTAATATCATTATAAACCTCTAATCATTGTAGAAAGAACTAATGCTCTTTCTTTTACTTGTACCGCCCATCGTGAGTCCATCATCTCGTCTGCGGCTTTTCTAAAATCTTTATCGTTCAATGCTTGTATAAACATTTTAAATTTCAATACTCTTGGTCTACCTAAATTAAAACACATCTCAATAATAACAGACTCAACAACTTCTTTTTGTTTATCTGTAAAACTATCATAACTTTTAATCATTGTTTCAATAATTAGCTTACCATCGGCAACTGCTATATCGTAATCTTGATTGAATACTCCTTCAAGTTCTTCAGGCGAATAGATTTCACCAACAACAAAATTATCTTTGTCTGTAACTAAATGTCCAAAACCAATAGTCTTAAAGCCCAGTGTGTCCTCGTACACACTAGGCACAAAACCTTCATGTTGTTTTATTCTAGTCTTAGTATCAATCATAAGTACAAAGCTACTATGACTGCTATTATAACGATCCAAGCTGGTATTTTAGTATTTAACCAGTCCCAGACCATACTTGCGTATGACCAAAATTTATCCATGCGTGTTCTCCTTCATTTGATTTTTCGGTAAGGGTCGGTAGATAGTTTCACTTCTTTTTCTGTTTGTTTACAAGCGATAATATCTTCCATGTTGTTTTTCACATAATGTAATATGTTTCCAACAATACTTTCTTTGGTATGATCTTCTGCAATGCTTTCTAGGGGATCGCCCTTTTCTAATAACTTAGTAACTGTTCTTGCGTGTGATCTTACCTCTTGATCTAAACGACCATCATAAGGTTTTATGTAAATTCTGATGTATTCAGGTGATAATCCACTATCGGTAACATCAAAACCTAATATACAAAATGCTCTCCATTCATCTATGACAAATTTTTGAGTAAATGACATCAATCTATTTGTTTCCATTTTTAATCCTCTCAATCTCTAGTTCGCAATAATGTATGATTTTCTTTAAATCTTCAATACCATTTTTATCTTGGTATCTTAAAACATACTTGATTATTACACCTTGAAAGAAACTAAGTTTATTTTTTGCAATAAACTCGAATGGTTGTATGACATATTTTTTAATATAATGATTGCCACCAACTTGAATTTTAAATGAACTCATGGAACAACTTTATTCCATCTCCCACCTTTATTCAATACCATTGGTAGTAATTTAGGCAATCCGTTAATAATTATACCAGTACCAATAATGGGTCTGTCTTTGAATAATTTATTATATTCATAAGCAAGACTGTCTTTATCAATTAAACAACCAACTTGAAGTCCCCAATGTAAAGCAGAGGGATTTCCCCAGTATTGAATATTAAATTTTGTATGGTAATGCCCTTGCACTACATTCATTCCATATTGTTGTCCCAGCTTCAGGATGTTAGCGGTTTTTCCGTGGCAGAAATAAATATCTTGTCCATTACTTGCTTTGATAATTATATCTTCGTGCCATTTCCAACCTTTACCAACTTGTAAAAATTCATTGTATTCACGAATAAAAGCCTTTGGCAATCCATGTGTAAGTGCTTTTCTAAAAACTAAACTTCCATGATTACTATGAACAAGATCCATCTTGGGAAATAACTCCTCGAGTTCGTGGATTACTTCTACTGCTTTTCTTAATTCATCACCAGCACTAGCAAGATCAGGATTGGGTGAATGATAACTTATGGCATGACCATCAATTTCATCGCCGATATTCAGTATGCGTGTTGGTTTGTATTTCTTCTTTATTGCTCTTAAAAAATCCATCATGTCTGTATGATGATGGGGAATGTGTTGGTCGCTAATGACCAAGATACATTTTTCCATAAGTACTCCTTTAAAGAGTTATGATGTCTATAAATGATTTAACTGTTTCTGCAAAGACTATGGTAAACATAAAACATAATATGCCTACGACTTTCCAGATAGATGATATGTGTTGTTCTATTTTTTTAATCGATCCTTCGATTGTATGAAGATGATTGTCCTTAATAGATTTTATGTCAGCTTCAATCAACGCAACCTTTTTATCTAGGCTTTGTATTGCTTCGCTATTCTTTTGACTCTGGCTCGGCATTTTCTTTTTCATTTAACTTTCCTTGCAGAGCTTCCACTTGAATATACAAACCTCTGATGATGTTTTCTTTTTCATTTAAAAGTTTTGTCAATGCGTTTACTGCTTCTTCTGGTTTTACTTCCATGTTACCTCACTAACCATTCTTCAATACTATCACTAATGTCTCGCATTTTAATCCAATTTGTTCCTGTTGGTTGTCCTTTAAGTATTCTTAATTTACCCATAAGTCCAATAGCATCCCATTCTTTTCTATCTTGTCTTCTTACATAAGTTTGAGAACTATCCCAATCAGGGTTTATTTTTTTCCTAGTTATTTTTGTACCGTCATCATGTGTTGATTTTACAAAAGCATCACTTGGAACAGTTACATCAGATGGTATTCTATCTGTTGCATAAGAGTGTTCTTTTATTTCATCTACGTCATATGAATTTTTGTAAATCTCAGTCCATGTAGTTGTAGTATATTCTTCTAATACAAAATTACCAAAATCATCTTTTAAATATTTAGATTTCCATTTTTCATCTATATCAGAGTCACCTATGAGAACTGGTAAAGCAGAAACAATGCCAATAATTTTTGAAGCATCATCACTTTCTGTTGCCTTTACGATTTGATTACCATCAAGCACTACTGAATAACCTCGTCTATCTTCACTAGAAGCATTACCATCTTTCCATTCAAACATCTCTGCATAGTCAGCACCACCAGATGTATAAGAGCCGTCTATTGCTAAGTTACCATTGCCAAGGAAAATAAACTCATTATCAGAAAAACTTGTACTACTTGAATTTCCAGATAGTCCTCGAAATAATCTATAACCAGAACTTGAAGAGGTTTTACAAGATACCTCCATTACTGTGTTTGAACTACCTAGACTTGTTACTTGACTATCGCAACCAAAACCAGGACTTGTGCCTGTTGTTGAAACATGAAGTTTTTGACTATTTTCAGCAACTAAATTATTTCCTACTAATACTTGTCCATGATTATGAATACGCATTCTTTCATTCAAAGTTGTACCACCATCATTAGTCGTGTGAAAACTTAATCGCCCTGGCATATCATTAGCACCAGGTGTACCATCAACAGTGGCATGAATTTGAGCCGCTGCAACAAAGTGTGTGCCATCAGCACCTTGAAAAGATATTCTCCCTAATTGATCTCCGTCTTGAACAATTGTGTAATCATCTGGTGTAGCACTTCTTGATTTACCAAAAGTCATTAAATGTCCACCAGTATCAGCAGAACCATAAGTAAATGCACTCATTCTTCCTGCTGCGTTAGCTGTTCCAAACATTTCAAAACCAGCAATTATTGTGCCGTCTAAGTGATAATAATTTTGTGTTGGAGAGCTTTTATTTATAAGAACTGCATTGTTACCACCATCTACAAATAATCCATGAGTATTACTATCAGATTCTACTCGGAAGTCTATGTCTTGTCCGCCCTCATTGATAACAACAGAAGGTTCAGAACCAGAGGCCATACGCAAGTACTCTCGTAAAGTTCCTGCAGTCATCACATCAAATTCTATTTGTGCGTCTTCAGTGCCATCTGATACATCACCTGTTGCAGTTTTAATTTGTGCTGCTACATAATCTTGTGAGTTATCGTTTCTACCCTCAAAATCTATTTGTCCAAGAACATCACTGTCTGCAGGTGAACCAGAATTTCTATATAATCTTAAATTAGGCCCAGAGTTAGCGTCAGCATCTGTTGAGGTTAAGGTAAGTGTGTCTGTATTATCAGCAGTTGTGATTGTAGTGCCGTCATTAATAGTAAGAGTAGTTGCGGTAAAAGTAGCTAGGGTGTTACCACCAGCTTCTATTACTAACGTATCATCGGTATTTGCCGATATACTGGTATCCTGATCGTCATCAAAGTCGATCTTATTATTTACACCGTCTATTTGTACACCAGCCATTATATCACCACCAATACGCCGTTAACAGTTACGGTATTAGAAAAAGTTACTGGACCTGCAAGAACTGCAGATTCAATTATATGATCACCATCAATCGTTTGTTGGTGGGTAAAGATTCC